GACGGTCCGCTATGCCCGCGACCCCGTGACTTTTGATGACGGGACCGTATACGACGGGCGTCTGTTGTCGATGTCGTCGATGAGGCTCTCGGCCGGCCAACTGCTCGACCCGCGGGTGACGATGCCCTCTCTGACGCTCAACCTCGACAACTCCGACTCGGCGATCTCCGACTTGATGGACACGCATGAGTGGAGCAATAAGTCGGTGACGGTCAAGGTGGGGCAAGGCACCGACACAGACGATTATACTACCGTATTTATCGGCACCATCCTTTTCCCTGGCGGCATTGTCTTTGATGATACCGTCGCTCATATCGACCTTGACGACGAGCGGATGAAGGATGAGAAGGTCTTGCCGGTCAGTAAATTCTTTGCATCCACTTATGCTAATGTCGAAGAGAAGTCCAAGAACCTCCCGATCCCGCTGATATATGGCGATTGGCAGACGACTGCCGGGGGCGGCGAGAAGGTGCCGTGCTACTGCATTAATACCAGCACACGCGCTTTTAAGATCGCGGCCCATGCCATCAAGTCGATCGAGGCGGTGTATAAAAATGGATCTTCGGCTACCCTCACCTCGACCGATCCCGCCAATGCCGAGTTTGTTATGGCCGACGCATATGATGAGACGACTGATACGGTGACGGCTAACATAGAAGGCGCAACCGATGACGGCACCACAAGCGGGACGTTGCTGGAGTCGCTGCCTGACATCGTTAACAATATTTTGCAGACGCATCTATCGGTGGCTTCAGGCAATATTGACACGACGGCGTTCAACACGTGGGAGACGGACCTCGGAACGACTGTCAAAGCACGACAACATATTGCGGCAGAACGATCGTCGAACACGCTCATCACGGCGGCGCTGATCGAAGGCTTTGCTGATCTGATTATTATCGATGGCAAATATACGCCTCGATACCGCATTGCGGGGTTAGCGGATCTCGATACTTATCGTGATTTCGACATGACCGCCCGGCGCGATGGGGTCAAACAATTCCAGATCGCCCGCGATCCTGAGCGTATCACCCTCAACCAGGTCGTTGCTAACTACAGATACGATCCTGTCAACCTCAAGTATGCGGGTCGCTTCGACCTCGATGACGATGCGGCGATCGCCCTCGTCGGCACAACCCGCCGCCGTCGTATGCGCTTTGATTGGCTTTATACCGACGCCGACGCTGAGGTGCGGGCCGAGCGGGAGTTGTACGCTTTCGCTGTCGAGCTTGAGATGACGACCGTCGGCATCGGGCCGCGGGCACTGACGAAGGTACCGACTGATCAGTTTCGCCTCATCTATAGCAAATATACCGACGCCTCGGGGTTCGGGGTTCCTTTTCAGATCCGCGACATCAACATCGATTTTAATCAGATGCGGGCGACGGTGCGGGCCTGGAACATCCTCACACTTTCCCCGGGACGATGGACGGCAGCGGCAGCGCCAACATGGTTGCTCTCGACGTTGACTGAGCGGGAGGAACACGGGTTCTGGACCGACGCGAGCGGATACGCCGACCCTTCGGCAACCCCTGACGAAACATCCAAAAGGAGCAAGTGGTTCTGATGGCTTTTACTGCGGGATTTTCAGTCAATGTCGGTGATCCGACGAAGGCGACCGACGTCACGACCTTAGCGGCAAATGATGATTTCCTCAAGACCGCGATCGATAAGATCATGGTCGATAGTGCGACGCCGACCTTCGCCCTGGTGGATGGGGTGACGGCGACGACCCAATCGGCGGCCAACAACTCGACAAAGTTGGCAACCACGGCTTATGTCGATGCGGCAGATGTCTCCCTCACGGGGTCCACCAATGACACCGTCGTTACGGTGACCGCGGCCAATGCCATGCAGGGCGAGGCTGACCTGACGTTTGCCTCAAATAAATTAACGGTATTTGGGCCAGACGGCTCGTCTGCCGCAGGTTCGGCGGGTGTACTTAATCTATCGACGCGTGAAACAGGAGTTGTGGATACTGACCAGTTGGGGCGCATAGATTTCCAAGCCCCGGCAGAAACGGGAGCCGATGCCACCCTTGTCACGGCGAGTATATATGCCGAAGCGGATGTCGCCTTTGATGCAACAAGTAATGCGACAGACATCGTCCTTGCTACTGCTCACGACGGCGCGGCGGCAGAGAGGTTTCGTATAACATCGCAAGGCGAGATCGGGTTGGCGGGCGCGAACTATGGCACCGATGGCTACGTATTGACCTCTGCTGGTGCGGGTGCGGCGGCGGCATGGGAAGCAATCCCTGCGGGTACCACGCTGAGTGGAAGCACTCCCGAAACCATAGCAACAGTCACAGGCGCGAATGCGTTGCAAGGCGAGGCCAACCTGACGTTTGATGGGACAACTCTTAATGTCGTTGGCAACGCTGGAGTGGGCATTGCTCGCACCGATGGCACCCTCCACGTTCATACTGCGACATGCGGCACTGAGACTGCTAACGCGCTGGGCAATATTTTGGTGCTTGAGGACGATGATAATAACGGGATGTCAATATTAGTGCCTGACGCCAGTTACGGTCAAATCCTATGGGGCAGTCCAAGTGGCGACGGCACGGGCGACGCTAATGCCCGAATTGCGGCAGGGTATAATTCAGGCAGTCAGCGGCTTGATATTTCGGTTGGGTCAACTAATAACATTTTTACGGTAAACGATGGCGGGAGTTGTAATTTTGTTGGTGCAGTAACCAAAGCGTCGGGGTCATTTCGCATTAAACACCCACTTGAATCGCGCGACGGTTACGATCTCGTCCACAGTTTTATTGAGGGTCCGCAAGCTGATCTATTATACCGTGGCACGGCAACGCTGAGTGGCGGTACGGCAACGGTCAATATTGATACAGCGGCACGAATTACGGATGGGACATTTGTCGCACTGGTCAACAACGTCCAAGCGTTCACATCGAACGAAACTGGATTTGACGCAGTGCGCGGATCGGTCAGCGGCAACGTGCTGACGATCACTTCTGCTGACGATTCGTCCACTGCATCCATTAGTTGGCTCGTTGCAGGCGAGCGCAAAGACGCGCATATGCTGGACACAGATTGGACCGATTCGGATGGGCGCGTAATCACTGAACCCGAAACAGTCGCACCGTTAGAATTGGAGGTCGCATAATGACTGAAGCAATCGAGCAATCTGAAGAGGTGACGACTATCGAGGAGGAGTTGCAAAGGGTCGATCAGCAGAAAAAAGAGCGACTCAACGTCCTCGCAACTAACGATCCGATGTTCCAGCAATTGATCGGTTATGAGCGGGGGCTTCTGAAACAGAGTGCCAACGGTAAGGTGCCCGACTAAGTAGATACGCAGATGGTAGATAAATCTATCGAGCTCAATGAGCAGTCTGGCGTACAGTTTTCACTCAGTTTTCTAATTCAAGTGCTGGGAACCGTCATACTAGCAGTGTGGGGGTATTCACAATTAGATGCGCGAATCAGTCAGGCCGAGCATGTAGCTATGATGCACAGTGAAAAAATAAACGCGATTGAAGCAAACATAAAAGAATCCCAAGATAAGCCCATCCCCTCCGACTACGTCCAGAATACAACGCTATCGGCTCATGAAAGGGAGTTGTCGGAGTTAAAAAGTAAACTGCAAATGCTAGAACAACGAATTTTTGACCACAAGATAACAAGTGAATGAACGGACCGAGGAAGCCCTTCGAAAATTCGGAGATACCTCGGGACTGGTTGCGCTTTTTGACGAGTACCTGTGGATCGGGCTAGGGTTGTTCTCGCTGTTATTTATTAAAGGTAGCATCGAAAATGCACTCGCTGGGCTAATGATTTTTATCGGATCGGATTATCAAGAAAATGCAACGTGTTGGATTCAAATCAACGGCACTCGACGCCCCGCGAGAATCGCGCAGATGGGATTGCTGTCAACGACTTTCTATTTGTATGATGTGATTGAGGACGCTGACGGCAATACAACAATCAGCGGCGGGACGCTGATGCGGACACCGAACTCGGAACTCAAGTCGCTACGTATAGAACGCCCCCTGGACCGGTTGCCGTTCCCGGCAAAATCTGAGCGGAGGAAAAGCAGTAGTGAATGAGGGCATTTTATCCAACAAACAAGGAGGACATCATGGGATTAATCAAAAAGGTAACGAGTCGCAAGCTCGGCGTCGCCGTCGTCGGTGGCGTTGCTTTGTCGTCGGTGGCGTCGCCCGAGGCGTTGTGGCCGACTGCGATCGTAGCGGCAGCATATATCCTCGGGCAAGCGATCGTCGACACCTGGGGCAATTGAGGCGCGTCTGAGGGCAAAGGAAAGCGGGTCGGCGATTATCTGCCGACCCGCTTCTTTGAGGGCAAGGTGATCCGAGGAGAGAGTTGGGAGAAATACCCGCATGGTACCCTGTGACGCTCGCCTTGTCTCTTTTTTATTCCTCTCCGTTTACGCTCGAAAGAAACAACTCGATACGCTTCGACAGGCTTTCGGGTGTCCCCGTCGTGCTATAGTGACCGAGCTCAATATTGTTGGTCAGTGTGTAAACTTCGACCTCGCGCAGCAAGCTGTAAGCCTCTTTGTGCCTCGCTCTTCGCTTGGCTTCGCGCTCTTCGCGCTCAAACCGGGCGAGACCCTTGTTGCTTAATTTCATTAGTCGTTTCATCTCCTGTTAGAGGGGAGTCTTATTTAATCCGTCGCGAGGCGAGCAGCACCTCGATGATGATCTGGTTG